GTATCATATCTTGTCTCACTACTGATTGCTGAAGAGGTAATAGCCGACTGCAGCCATAGCAAGCAGAGTAGAACCACCAACGATCCAACCAAGTAGTTTAAAATCATTAATCATTTCTTTCCGTCGTTTTGACTTGGCTGCCAATCGTTTCTTTTCTGCGTCAGCATAATCTTTGATGCGTTTCTTTCGCTCGTCTTGTATCCCCTTGAAAGTGCCATGCCCAAACCTTTGATCTATAAGTACAGAAACTGTGTAGAGTTCTTCTTCAGCAAGTTTTGCATCTATGGTATCGGACGCAATTGAACTTATAGAAAAACTACCTGGTGCAGCTTTCTTTGTCTTTGCACTGTCGATCCTTGCCTTGCCATCCAATAGCTGATCGATACTTGATGCAATATCTCGCACACTATTCGCAGTACCAATGCCACTTTTAATAGCATCGACCGCACTCTTGAATGCACTCGCAGCCATGATTGCTTCACCAACCCCAAAACCAAGCATGGTTCCCCCTAGTCGTTTACTAATTTATTTGAAATAATACTCCAATGAGCATTGTGATGACGGCTCCCATTCCAATATAAAGAATGGCTTCCAATCTCTTTAAGCGAAAGAACAGCTCCTTAAACTGAATGTTTACCTCTGTCTCCAGTTTTGTAACACGTTGATCTAATGCTTTGGTCATTAGCTAGGCTTAGTAGGGAATGTAACAGAAGACATATCTAGCGACCCATCGGCTGATAGCTTTGGTGATGCACTTGCTGGCAAGTCACGCAATGATTGTCTATAGGTCTTCCAGTTATCGGCAAGAGTTACATCAGAGTTTGCCATCCAATCACACTCAGCTAATAGCCTATCTCGCTCAACTCTAAGCAATCGCATAGGCTCTGCATTTGTAAGCTCTGTCTTTTTGTCAGATACAGCTTTCCAAGTTGTGCCAAAGTCACTAGGCGTTGAGCTTTCAATCGCACTTCCATTGCTGTCTGCTCCAGTTACTTTACGAAACATAGCGTTGAACTCTGCTTCACTTGTAGGCTCACCCCTGAGTACCCACTCTTTGATACCTAATGCTGATATTGCTTGTGATATTGTTGTCATTGTTTTATCTCCTTTAAGGTAATAGTCGTTCCTTGCCTACAATCTTCACTAGACCTATCGCCTAAAAATAAAGTATTTGAAGTATTTGACCTTATTTGCAATTTGTATACTGTAGCTGAAGTTGTTCCTGGGCTGTCAAGAAACTCAATATGTAATTGGTGCAACTCATCTGCTGAACTATTATACAATGTCCTTGTTGATGATTGAGCTTTTGCACTCGTTGGCTGTCCGATATTTGTTGAACCTCTTACAATATTAAATGAAGCTATTCTTGAGCCTGTATTCATTCCATAGGCACCACTAACAGTAACAAGAACTTTGCTCGTTGAAAATTTTGGTGAAATAGTTAAGGTTACTCCAGTTACATCGACAAAGCTCGTTGACGCTGATTGAAAATGGTCATCAACTTTAGTAGTGCTTAGAACTTGCACCACATGACCAGCTGGCATAGCCACAGTTCCAGACGTTGTCTTACCCTGAATTGTATCGACTTTTAACGTAGACATAGTGACCTCATAATTTTGTTATCAATACTCATTGGGCTATCTCCTCTACTTTTATTGAACTGGTATAATTAGAGCCATCATTAATTCTAAATCCCCCACTATCTGAGCTAGTAAAATTTTGCATTTGTAGTTTTATTGTTTTTGCGTTTGTGTTTGAAGCACTTACAGTTACTAGTTTATGCAATCTTGCAAAAATAGCTATTGATGATGAACCACCAATCGCAATCATCATTTCCCTATTATCTCCTGATGCTGAAATATTAGAACCATCAACATTTATGTCCACAGAACCACCATTATCATCACTACTTCTAAAACTATAGGCATGAACACTATAGCTAATATGTAAAACACTTGATGCAAGTTTTGGTGTAAATGTAAATGAAGAACCACCAACATCAACGTAAGAAGTGCTTGTTGTATTTGTTAGTGTAGTGAAACTATGGAACTGTGTTTGAATAACATGACCTACACTTGCAAACGTGCCATCAGTACTAACAGTCGCAGAAGCAGTACCATTCGTATGCTTTATATTTTGTACTAGAAGATTGCTCATACTATCACCCAATTTCCACCAGAACTTATTGTGACTGTCACTCCTGATGCTACTGTGATTGTACCAGCTGACATGGCATTATTAGTGCCATCTATAGTCAAAGAATTAGTCACTGTTTGCTCATGCTGTCGAATAACTGGCTCATAGCTTGTATTCTCGCCTATCTTTCCTAAATCATATTCTGACATTATGTAATTTCCATTATGCTCATGGTAACGCTTAGCTTATCAGCGACGCTACAGTCAATTTCTATCTGGTCCGTCGTTTCTAAAACAACCTTACCACCTGCTAGTACGTTTGTGCTTTGCCCTGTGGCTATAGGAATATCTTTTGCTAAGAAAGTAGTTGTATTAGTAGCTGTTCGACCACCCCCTGACGTATCAGACACAAGTTTAACACTCGCTGTGACTTGTGCTGTGTGAATATTACACAACATCAATCCAATAACGACTGTGGTTGTACTTCCCGGGGTAGTATATAAGTCTTCTGGCGTACCAGCAGACGCTGGCATTACATCATGACTAACTAATTTAAAATTATTTGCCAAATTATTTCTCCTTTATCCCAAAGCTATAGCTAATGCAACCGAATTTGCTTCTGCCGTTGCTTCTGTTGTTGCACCAATATCACTCACTACTTCTGATGCACTTCTACCCTCAATCGATGTACCATTTACTCTTAGAAAATCATCGTCAGCAATCCCACTTGTTGCGACCAAAACATTGCCATTTGATATACCAGTTGATAGTGTTGCCGTTGTTGTAATGGCAGTACTATTTAATGTCATAGCATCAGCTTCTAATGTTCCGTCAATATCTACGTTTCCAGATATATCAAGACTAGCTGCTGCAATCTCACCACTAGCCGTTAATGAGGTTATATTAGGATTTGCACCCGACCCTGCTAAACTTGCCATATCAGCAATAACAGAACTTGTAGCAAGTAAGTTCATGTCTGCAACGATGTCACTTGTGGCAAGAGTATTGAGGTCACTAACGATATCTGATGTCGCTAGGGTATTGATGTCTGAAACGATATCGGATGTTGCTAGGGTATTAAGGTCACTAACAATATCACTTGTTGCTAGTGTATTCATATCTGAAATTACATCACTTGTTGCTAGTAATGCCATATCAGCTATTACATCAGCATTTCCTAATAAAGCCATATCAGCAACAACATCAGCAGTTCCTAACAAAGCCATGTCTGTAATCACGGCACTTGCAGCAAGGGCAGAAATATTTGAGTTTGCACTTGCTACCGTGTTGATATTTGTTTGTTCAGAACTTGTTGGCTTAACATCTATCCAAGCCGATCCGTTATAGACCTTCATGCCTGTACCATCGGTCTTAAAATATAAGTCACCAGCGTCTAAATTTGACGATGGATCAGAACTAGCTGCGCCATGATATTGACCTGTGAAGGTTGATAAAGATGTTGCTGCTGCGGTTGCGCTGCTTGCCGCTGCCGTTGCACTACTGGCTGCCGCTGTTTGTGCCGTGGTTGATGATGCAGCATCCACGATTAAAGACCATTTCGCGCTATCTGTATTGGTGGTCAGAGGTTGCGATCCAGAACTTGTGTGAGCCGTGATACATATAAAGATATTATTTGTGCTAGTATCTTTCACCAGGTCACGAACAACGTAACTGGTACTAGCTCCCCAATTGCCTTTGAGCGTTCCAATCTCTTGTGTAACCGCAAGCTCTCCAGACCCATTAAAAGACAATAACTTGTTTGCTCGATCTGTTGATGAGGTAGTAAACTCTGTTGAGGTCATCGTGTTAGTACGACTAATCTTTATAGATCTATTCAACTCTTCGTCGTGCTGTTGTATCATGCGCACCACTTTGTCGAAATTTGTTTCAAGCGTTTCAGCTGGGAACGGATCATTAGCAACTAGATTTAATGCCTGTGTGTTTGCTAGCTCCGATCTTATAACAACTGTTTCGCCGGACGCCGGTCTAAAATCACTTGATGAATAATGAGCATCACTTGTGGTTCCAGTATTGAATTTAAATAAAACTGTGCCGCCGCTCGATACTCCAGCACCAGTAACGACATAATGCGTATCTAATGTTTTAACTGTCTCCGACCCTGTTGATGACCGAATGATAACTGTCAGATCTGCATTTGCGAAAATTGGGAAATCATAGGCAAAAGAATGAGTCGATCCGTTTCCCGAATAGCTTTTCGAGATTGTAGTAGTGCTAATTGTCATGTATTTACCTCGTTAGATTATCAAATCTTGGTGCGCGTCGTGGCTCTGTTTTTCCCTGTTGCCACCAATAACTATTGCCATAGTTGGTTCTTTGCTGTTTCTCAAGACGACGCCATTTGCTTTTCATCTTTGGATCCGTCATGTCTGATAGCTGATCCCAAACCATCCGCTCCATTCCTAGTCGTGCATACCACATCGAAGAACCTGGCATATATCGCTTTATAAAATTAACTGTTTCTGCGGCTGCGTTAGTGTCCTCGCCTTGTGCCAGTTGAAACATATTTCCAATTGTTAGCTTTCGAACATCATCAAGAAATCCTACCGCTGGGCCAGCAACAGCAACGCCTAAACCCTGACCAAAGCGATTTACATCTGAAAACAGAAAGTCACCATATAATCCAAAACCACCAGATGCCATCAATGCTTGACCCCAAAACTTAGGATCGTCCATTGGTCTAGGATCCCGGCCTTTTGCAAGTTCTTTCATTTGCAAACCAAAGGCAGCTAATATTGTTCCTCCAATAATAAACTGTGATAAGTATCCAGCTTTACCATTATTCTTTAATTCTGTGACACCTCTAATAACGTGCGTATTCATTATGGTAACACCGAAATTTTTATACATCGCAAACGATCGTAGAATTTCACCGCCAACTGTTCCTGGCGCTGTACCAGCTAAAAGCGTTTGCCTGGATCTAAGCGATCCGGTAGGAACAGCAAATTCCGTTTCCGTATTAACCATCTCTAGGATCCGTGTACCAAGTCTTTCCGCATCCGCACCATCAATATCAGTTCGATCAATAAGGTTTTGTACGCTAAAAAATGATGCGCCACTTTCATCAAGCAAATCTGTCTGGCGAATTATCTCCCAATCTCTTGACGAAAACCCATATCTTTCAAACGCTCCTTTTAATCCTTCGTCTAATTGATCGAATGTCTTACCAACATTATCAGCAAGAGTTCCCATAAATTGCTGACCAAACGCCCATCGACCAGCTTGTGTCCAGGGCGAAAGTAAAGAGGCACGCATAACAAAGTCACTTATGCGCCGGGTAATCTCTGGCCCACTAATTTCTCCAATGTAGCGCATTTGCGCTGACGCAACACTAGTCCAACCATCAGAAATTAATCCTAGTCTTGTTGCTAATTTACCGCGTTCCTTTGCTCCAAGCGGTTCCATGAATTTTAAAACCTGGCCCAATGTTTTTACTTGAGGCAATCCATTGAATTTTCTCGCCAAAGCCTGGCTGTTTAAATCCGTTACTGCTGTAAAGAATGTCGTACCTAACTGAGCAGACGTTAGTATATTTCTTAGACCGGCAAAGGTATTCGCAAAAAAGCCGTTTATTGGCGAATTGAGAGTCCCCATATGTGCCCTGTATAATGTATCCATCTTGACGCCAGCTGCCCTGGCTTTATCTGCACCAACACCAGTTTTTGCTGCTTTTGCGTTTAAAGAGGCTTTCATCGCATTCATTGTTGTTACTGGATTAGGCCCAAGAACCTCCATCATCCCTATATCGCGTGACATACTAGAGATATGCGACATCATTGTGTCGAATACGTTTACGTTTCCAAATTCCTCCTGGTAGGCCATCCACGCATCAGCGTTTTTAAATTTAAGAAAACGATGATCAAGCCGCCGGTTAGCCATCGATCGGCCTTGCAGCACACCTCCAGATTTTAGTTTGTTATATCCCTCTTGCGTTATCGTATCGTACACATCGTTTAAGACTGCTTTCAATCGCACTTCATTAAAAGCCAATCCAGTTTGCTCATCGATCATGCCATCAACATCGAGTTTGCTAAAAATCTTAGCTACCCACTCTTCTTTTGGCGCTTTCCTAATTCGTAAATTGTCATGGACTTGAGGAAATCCATAGTTTCTTAGCTTTGCTATAGCGCCTCCGGCAGCATTAAAACGCTTTCTTAGCATCTCATGCGCTGCATACCAAGCTGACGACATCTCTCTTGCAGCGGTATCACCAGTATTTTCGCCAAACGCTTCTTTTATCATGTTCTTTTGTGTTGCTTTATTCTGCGTTTCACCAAACACATTTCTTTTAAAAGAGGCCAGGACTTCAGACATTCGACTATGAGCAAGGTTTCTAACAGCGTTTGCCCTACTTTCTACAGACGAAAACTTTTGATCACGAACATGGCCGAGCATATCAACAGCGGCAGCATTAGGATCCAGATTACCAAACACTGTTCTATGTGTGTCCAGGATCCCTTCGATCTCACGCCAGCTTTTTGCCTGGAGTAATTTCTTGCGTCTTGTTTCAAACTTTTGTCGGCGAATTGCATCTAACGTATCAGCGGCGGCCCTAGCTGCTGCCGGTGCGTTTGCCATATTCCCTCGATACTCACCTTCCAGCTGATCAAACATAGTGTTAATCTCATTGGCATCCTCTTCACGGATAAGACCTTCATTAACGCCATCATTAATACATTCTCTAAAACCGGTCATTTAAGACAAAACCCCATTCGCTCGATCATACTATTCTCATAGTCAATTTCTTCTTTAATCTGTCGCATTGTTTGATTGACAACTGTAACTTCACCAGTTGCTGCGTCTACCGACTGCCCTACTGGAATTTCAATATCTAATTCTGCTTCTGTGTTGACGTTTTGCGCTCCTTCACCTATACTTTTAGTAGGAGAACTACTAATGGCCAAATCATCCGTTTCGTTTTGTAATTGGGATTTCAGACCAGCGCTGCTGTCTGAGGATCCTCTTGAGGCTGTTGCCGTTGTTAAGCCTGGTGGATCTTGGGAGGAGGTCGATGCCCTTGACGTTTTCCACTCCGCTAGCCTTGTTGCTGACGAGGCCTCATTCAAATCAATGTTTGAGAGTACCTTTGGCCCACTATCAATACCAGCTAATTTTCCTTCTGAGGCTTGAATATCCTTTTTCAAAGCATCTCTATAAAGAACTTTTTGTTCCTCACTTAACCTTGATATTTCTGCTGGATCTTTTGATGATCGAGCCTTTGTATAAAGTTCTGTACCTTTTCCAAACTTTGCAGCTTTAACCTCCGGTGTCCACATTTGGATCTCTGCAATAATGCCGTTTGGTGTCCTAACCAACAATTTTCTGTCCGAGTAACCCTCCGGATAGACTTGCCAACCGGTATCGAGAACATCGGCAACCTTTGAAAATTCTTCCGATACCTTATTTGCTTGATCTAAACTCTTAACAATAAAACCACCTCTAGCAATATCCGTCATCTGCTGCGCTGTTTTGTATTTCTTACGGATCATCTTTTCATTAGCGGTTTTTCGCTTTTTCAGACCAGGATCGTCAAATTTTACTCCTAATTCTGCTTCTAATCTTTTTCCGGTTCCAGCTAACCACTCTTGGGAGGCTGGTGCTAGTTCATAAATATTGTCAACTGTTTCTATTGGCTGCGCTAATTTTAATTTAGTTTCGGCAACCTCTGGCTCTAACCCCTCTCGTAAAGGCGGAAACATATCCGTTTCCATCTGATTCATCTGTTTTTGCGATCCTAATCCAGCTGGATTGTCGAAATCCTCTAAACTTTTTTCAACTGATCTTGTCGGTATTTCGCCGTTTTGCGGCGGAGCATCGATAGTGAGTCCTGGATCATGTAAGATTTCCCCATTGAAATCGCCTCGATCAACTGCTCCTCTGACAGAGTCGACAAAGCTCTCTGTAGCCTTGTTGTACTGTCCGTCGCTTTGTTTTGCGATCCTTGCGGCAGCTGTGAGATCGTCGCTGAGTTGTCCTCGTCTGTTGGCGAGCGTTTGGATAAGCTGGATTGCTTGTCCGTCTTTTTGGATTTTTTGCTCATTTGCGCTCCTTGCTAGCTGGTTTCCCTCGCTCTCAAATTTCGTTTGGTTTTTTACTATAGTATTAAATGCCGATTTATCACGTTGCAAAACCTTAACAGCATTATCTAAAATTTTTGCTCTTTCAAAATAAAGCGACTCTTCTTCCAGGGCATTACCAAATAAACTCTCCTGGTTAACTTTTTCTGTGCCGCTATCCATTACTTGCCGGATAATAGACTCTGCCTGGAGATCATTTTCCGGCTTTGCCTTTGCTAAAACATTCATAGCTGCGCGCTGCATCGTCGCATCTTCTGGAATCATCCGACCAACTAATGCCGTTTGTTGTGGAGAAACTAATCCATTAACAAACAAACCATAAGCCTCATTGTCATTAATCTTAACAATACTTCTGGCTTGTTTTACTAAGGCTGATCTTGGCGGTAATGTTTTAAATTTTTGCGGATCGCCTCTAAGTATTTTGACAGCATCGAGAACAGTACCGGTTCCCTCCCCAATGTTTTTAACAGCTGCTCTCACCATTGCATTTTCGACAGAAATTCCGTCTTTTTCTCTCAACGTAATACCTAAAAGAAAAATATCTTGATTTGGATCTTTCTCTTTTATTCTTTTAGCTAGCGCTAATCTTTGGTGTCCATCAGCAATAAACAGTTTTCCATCTGCTCGTTCATGTACTAAAACAACTCCAGATTGTTCCTGGTTCCATTGCACTTCGCCTCGTAACTGCTCTGTTACACCAAACTCGTCGCTGCCCTCTTTAAACTGATAGCTCTGGGCATCCACGTTTAATTCTTCTATCTCATATCTTGCGTAAATATCATTAATAGTTGCTCTTGGTTTTACTTTAGGTTGCGCCTCTAGCTGCACCTCTAAATCTTTTTTCTGTTTGTTTAAGGATTGTAGAAGATCCGTTGCGTCATTTAGGTTTTTCTTTGATTCAAGGTTATCAATGATTTCGTAAGCGGTTGCAAAATCATCATTTGTAAGTTCTCTCTTTTCCCCTTCCTTCATTAATTCGTTCATTATACCACGTTCAGTTGACTCAAATTCCTCAGAAAATTCGTCCTTTGCCTTTGAAACCGCTGCAATATCTAAATTGATTTTATCTAAATCTGACCCCAACTGGCCAGGATTAGCTTGATTATTTATTTGTGCATTTGTTGGTGCGCTTATCGGTTCATCCGGCATATTTGGCGCTTGCCCATTGTTGATCGACTCTTCAGCAGCATCGACACGCTGAAAGTGCTCATCTGCATTTCTTATTGGAGGCGTACCAATTGTAGACTCAATTGTATCTAATAACGATTCAGCTGCTTGCGCATCATTTGAAACCCTCTGACCCAGCCTGGCTGACGCCGTTTTTATAGCGTTATAGCCTTTCTTTGCCTGGCCTACTGTGAGTTTAATTGCGTCACCACCAACCTTAAAGGACAAAGGAAACGCAGCACTAAGAGCACCGGCGGCTCCAACATTTACAGCAAAATCTTGAATGGTGTAAGGAAGATCTAATTCTTTATACCAATCCGCCACTTCTTTCTGTATAAAAATTTCCGTACCAGCGCCAATCATAGCCTCTCTGAGCATGATGCCACCAATTGTTCGTGTACCATTAACCAAAGCACCAAGGCCAGCTGTTGCCGCTATTACGTCTTGTTGAACCGGATCATCAAACGTGCCAACAACCTCACCAAAAAATCGTGCCGCTCCATTAACCCAGCTGCCAGATCTTTCTGCGACTTCCTCATGTTGTTCGCTTTCGTGTTTTGCAATTTGAATTGCATTGTTAATAATATAATCATGGTTTAACTTGGCCATATCTGGGCCAAATGTTTCTTCATTACTTTGCAAAAAATCGATAATGTTTGTGACCGCACCATTGTATTCTCGCCGTGTATCAGATGGCGCTAGATACGTTCCAAACACTCCTCGGCGTAATTTAAGCGCTGGGTTCTCAAATTTTGTATCGGACTTAGTATTTATTTCGTCGATAAATGGTTGCCAGGCATCTTGTAAACTGCGCGCCTTAGAACTTGTATTACTTAAATAAATAGGGCGTCTGCGACCAGCACCAAAGTTTTCACTGAATGTAGATTGGCTTGTGTCAACGCCATCATACATGTCTAGGTACGATTTATTAATCGTTTTTTGAAATATTGCACTCATAATTAATTCGTTATTCCGGAAAAGTCAGGCGGTATTACTGGCTTTGTCGGGTTGTTGCGTTGTTGAACTATCGCTGGAAAACTGTCGAGAAGTAAGTTTAAGTCAATAATGACCTTTTCTAAATATTCTGGGTTGCCCTCAGGATCTAGCTCAGGTGGATACGACACCACTTTGTTACGAGCCGTATCAAAGATAAAATAGTTTGTGCCTCCAATATACCTTAGAACATAGTCAGAATTGTTATTGATATCCATCAAAAGATCTCTGTCTATGGTACGGCCAGCCGGATCTCCACCAACATCCATTTCCATAAATCTAAGATGAAAGTTCGCTAAATTGTCTAGTACATTTTCAGCCATGATTGGTGTGAAATTCTGCGGTAAAATAACCGGCTCACCATTAACATCTTGTATTCCACCCTTGTCACCATCGCGGCCTAGCGCTGCCTGGTAAGACTCTATCCATCTTTCTTCGTCATACTCCACATATCCTTTACCCAAATAATGCGCTGTCGCTAACTCAACAGTAACTGCCTTATCTTCTGGGCGCATATTCATTAGAATATCTTTATTATCGGATCCTGTTGTTATGTTCTCTAAGGCGGTTTTTAAATTGGCAGAGGTTTCATTTATCGTTTCACCAGCATTAACTTTATCCATTCCAAAAAGAATTAGCTTTGCTGTCTCAAAATTTCCACCATTTACCAAGGATCCCAACGCTGATTGTGTTACAGCATTTTTTATTTCCATTTGCAAAAAAACATCTTTGGCATTTTTACCCCATGCCTGGACAAAATTTTGGAGATAAGCCAACCTAGTTTCCGGCGCTATCTCCTTTTTATTTAGATATTGTCCAAACTCCTTTACCTCATTTTTTGTTAAAAATTGCGTGGCTGGCAATCCATAATAATCCTGTACTGTTTCAGCTTGTACTTTTCTAAGTTCAACAAAACTTTGATTAAAGGTTCCATCTTCATTCACCAATTTAGCTGACTCAGGTGGTTCTGGTATTAGACCATTATCCGTTGCCCATTGAATGGCATCTTCTTTTAATGCGACTTCCATCTTATCACGCCGACTTTCCAGAAACTTCAGCGTTTTTTGTTCCGCCTCCGTATCCATCCCCTTGCCACCGAGCATTTTTCCATCTTTAAAATCTGAAATAATCGCGTCCATATTTGTAACTGAGGCTTTTTGAGAAATAATAGAAAATTCATTTATCAAATTTAGTTCGTCACGTTTGCTGATAACGTCAGCGCTTACATTTGGATTGTCGTTTATATGCTTATTAAACGCACCAAGTAGATCCGCTACCTTTGTTGCATCAGCCTTTTCTAATTCCATTTGAGAAAGCAGCGTATCGGCACTACTTTTTAGATATGTTGATGTTGCTTTTAGCTGGGATCCTCGCGCTCTTTCTTCAAATCCTGGGCCATATATTGTAGCAATATCACCGGATGTTGTATTGATTATTGAGGCGAGTTCATCATCATCAAACGCAATCAATCTCTCATAAAGGTTTTCCCCACCAACTAAAGGTGCTGGTAATGTCTGTGATCCAGATGGGCCTTCAAGCGTTTCACCATTGCGCCCATTTCTTAAAGCCTCTCTCATTGCCGTTAATGTTGTAATTTCTTTACCAGGCTGCTCAGAAATATATCTCGTTAAAGCTGCTCTTGCCGCATTAATCTCCATCGCTTTTATTGTCGCCTTAACCTTCTCTGGATTTGCTTTTGTTTGATTAATATATGTGCCAGTGAAAACATTGATGGGTCGTGTAATAGCATCTCGCGCTTTTTTATCTAAACGCCAATCACTCAACTCCGACTCGCCCTTAACCAGTTTCTTTGAATAGTTGCCCTGGCTAGCAATTTTTATTTGTCGATCAACTTCAGAGCGCAGCTGAAACCGATGCTTTAATTCATTCTGACCAAAACGTAAGTTAAATTGTTTCTGGCTAAAATCATCCTTTCCAACTTTGCCCAGCAATTCAGTTTTAATAGCGTCCGTGCCACTTTTCCATGTAGGATTTTCGCCATCAAGGATGGTATTGTAATTGCCAGACTTTTCAAGTTTTCGCGCCAATTCAAACATTGACTCGTCCATTGCCAGATCCGCTTCATTAAGCAGATTGTTTCGAACAACCTTAAATCGCTCTAAGCTAAATTTAGACACTTCATCAGCAAACGCCGAGAATGGTGCAGCCTTGGCTAATTCACTTTGCGCTGCGGCTTGTACGTTTTTTCTCGCTGTAATCGATCTTCCAGGCGCTTCCGACGTTGCTCTGGATTGCGCTGTATATAAAGGAATACGCATCTATCACCTATGAATAAAGAGTTCTGGCAGCCGTACCGACACTTTGAATTAAACTTTTTGTTCCTTGCGCCCTTAATGATGCCGCTGCACTACCGCCCTCCATACGCGCCAACTGAGCGTTTAATTTTGCATCCTCTTGAGCGTCGTCAATCTGCATATTCGTTACATCGTTATTAAACGTGTCCGTATCAAGTTCAAACTGCATTTCTCTGGCATTTGTGCGAAGAACATCTATTGGCGTTCCTTCTGATACATCAATCCCAGCGTAGGCATAATTGGCCTTAACTTCACCTTGAACAGCGGTAAATCCTTGTTTCTTTCGATCGTTTGAAACATTGTAATTTTCATTAACAAACCGGCGTTGCTTTTCCAAAAGATCAACATCGCGTTCTATAAGATCCGCATTAAAGTTAGAGGCCTCTTGCGCGGCAGCCGCTGCATTATCGGCAGCTTGCTTTTCATTGATACCGCCTAACAACGATGATCCGGCAGATATCAAACTTAAAATTTGTAAGAATTCCAATTGCTTACCCTATATATCAAAAGTATTCATGCGTGCATATAAAGCAAGAACAGTAAGCGGTAATGGCTGCGATTGCCTTACATAGATCCGCTCATCTTCCTCAAATCCACCAGAAAACTCTATATCCTTATCTCCGGTAAAGAGCGAAACAGCTTGATCCATTGCCATGCTGCTGTCTCTAAACGGCACTCGATCGATATCATCTGACGATGATCCAACCTCTAATCCTACAGTTCTAAATAAGCGTAGCGTTATGTGATGAATACGTTTAGGTTTTCCCTGGCTTGTGCCATCCACTGATCCGCTTTCAAGTCTAAGTGTCTGTAAATTAGATGTATAACCTAATCCAATCGCCGCTGTTGTTGCAGATATATCCAAAGATACAGCACCGCTGCTAACCGATTTGTCTGCATGTGATCCTCCGTTGCCCAATATAGAAACAGTTGCGCCCTCTAAATGATATATACCGCCCAAAGACGTGACCGCACTTCCAGAGTAGGACAAACCACTATCGACAAAGAAAGAGCCGGTAGCCGCCGTACCGAAATCAAATACATTTAGCTTTTCAACATAGCGTTTTGTTTGTGAGTTGATCGTTCTTTTTACAATCATATACAACTCATCTTCACCAGTATCCGTTGGCAATGTCGCAATGCTTTCTACAATAGCACTGCCCGATCCAAAAGCACCGCCAATTGTGTGCTTGTGCCAGGCTACAACTTGCTCCTCACGGCGGTAGGTCATGCCTAATAAAACGCCATCACTGCGCAACGCCCATACCACGCTATCGGGTTCTTGTTGGTACGCAAATTCTGTAATACCACCCTCGGTAATATGCTCGGCTAAGATCGTCATATCTGGCGCGGTGTACCCACTCGCATCAATATCCCCGACATAACGAAACTCTCTTACTTTTCGATTACCGCGCTGCACAAACAGCGTAACATCAGCAACTTGCACCGGATCGATCTGAGCCGTGCCATAGTTACTGTATTTTCGTATCAGCGTCGTTGTCGGCGTTATAGGGCCATCGTTGGTTGTACTAACGACAAATTCCCCTCCAGCGGTTCCAATGGTCATCACACGCGTTGCTGTGAGAAAACGTATTGCGTTAACCTGATTACTGGCAATTGTGTAAATAAGCGCATCATCCGCATTTGTGCCAGTTGTAAAATTATTATAATCCGCTGTTTTCGAAAACCATATAGTCTGCGGATTGTTGTTTGTGTTTGCGAATACCAGACGTTGTTCAAAGAACGTAACAACACTTGGATAATTATTACTCGCATTATTTAGATTTGGACTTGGTGATCCGGAGATCGATGGCGTCGCAAAACTCCAAGCCGTATGACTAGATCGTGTCAATGTTCGTATCGCATAACTTGGATGAACGATATACATTGTGTCAGCGCTTTGCGCAAATCGCAGTTCTGTTAATACTCCTTCTGGATACGGCGTCGCTATCTCTAAAATTTCATTTACTGAACCACCGCTTGTATAGGTTGTAAACGCTGTTGTATTTATCGCTACACCAAATAAATCAGTTAGCGTAAACGTATGAGTTGTGACATTCGCTACTCTATAATTACGGCTATTTAATTCTGTCATACCGCCAACAGAATCAATGAAAACTTCATCACCATTAGAATAGCCATGAGATGTCGCTGTTATAACGCCTGGACTAGCTTTTGTTGCCGCCGATATAGTCTTGGTTGTACCGGATAAAACTTGCTCGCCATTACGATACACACGCATGATTTGCTCACCAAACTCCAGAATATAAGTATCCGTCGTTTTAAACTGAAAAGGAATAAGTTTGCATTTTACGCTGCTTGTTTTTACCTCCCCAAGATACTTCGTGCCTGGTCTACGCGCTACACCGCCATGAGGCATCGATACCATATTCGTTAGATCCGATAGTCCTTCCCGGTATTTATCGATAGAAACACGACCCTCTAGCCTGGGCGATATCTCTCCGGCTACAAAGGATTGTATAGCTGGTGCTGATCGTGCCATTACAACCTCGATTCAATTAGATCACTTGCCTCAATCCGTTGTGGTGCGCCCTCTGTTGCATCAATAAATCTTGCCTCTCTTAGTCTTTCGTCGAAAAGCGCCTTTTGCAATTGAACAACTGTTGTCGAACCGGTCAGCGCATACGCAATGGTATAGGCTAAACGAGCCGATAACGTGCCAATTAATCCGGCGTCATATTCGTTTGGATCCTCTGCACGCGACACATACTTAATCTTTGCTGTTGTCTCGTCCGTTAATAACTTACGACCCTCAATAACAAATACACTTCCGCCAGAATTACTTGTTAGATTATCAAATGGATAGGTTAATGAACCATTCGAATACTCAAGGACTCTTAGGCAATAAGGATCCGTCGGCAGGGTATACGAATGGGTATATCCATAGGCCGGCCCTGCAGCGTCTTGGGCCAAATCAGCCCTTTTAATTAAGCAGTTCCAGGGATGAGCACGAAACACTTCGTTGCGGACATTGGCGTACACCTGGTTAATAACACGCGCTGCCTTAGAGTTTTCATCCATACTAGTAATGTTTGTCGCTCCAATGGCATTTAACGCGTTATTAGAAATTTCCACAACACTTGGCATTGCTCACCCCTGGTTAATTTTAAGTTACGACGTATTCAATCATAAATGATAGATCGCCGGCTTGGTCGCCGGCTGCATCAAAAAGCAATCCAATATAGTATTTTCCGCCTGGATCCGATGATTGACCTGCATCTTGCCACACTTTTTGACCCATCAAATTGATGTTACGCGCTTCAAAAGCCACCTCTGTGCCAGTTATAACAGCAGCGCGTAGATCTGTGATCGCACTTGCGTAACAATCATCATCTATCGCTGTGACGTTACCATCAGCTGAAAATAAACCAACATCGCAGGTATTCGTACTTCCACTATCTAAGTCGTCGTTAAATAGCTTGATACTTGTTACACTTGCATTTGTCGGGATAGGCGCCAACATAACTGTGTCAGTAGCACTCAAATCACCGGCGGCCAACGCAATCGTGCCTTGCATAATACGCTTGACACCGTGCATTTGATGTGCCGGATTCATTACTTGAGGCGAGGCTTCAAAATTGGTTACTAATGTAGTATTAACATTTGCCATTGTTCAATCCTCCTTACTCGTTACACGCAATTTCGACCACCATTTCTTCCTCAAGACGGCTGCTGCCAAAGGAAGAACAGTAATAGATCTGCGTGCTGTATGATTTATCTGATCGCTCGTCAATTCTGGCAGTGGGTTCCTTACCCATTCCCAAAACCATCCCCTCGCGTGCATATGCGTAGCATAGCCTAGAAGTTCCGTTATCTTTCAAACGATTAGATGTTATGAATTTAAAGCCGAGAAAAGTATCAACCTCACCTTGCACAAGCGCTTTTACCGTATTGAAATCGGCGCTTTGTACCGCAGTGGTGTTTAATAGATCTTCAATCTGCTCTGGTGAAACAACAATATATCTCTCTATTGAGGGATCGACGCTGTTTTGATCCATGACTTTTTTCGCGCTGACCAATTTCGCAATCGTGAGGCCGGCACTACCATGAGCGATCTTTTGCCCTGCCGGTAACGCTGTGGACGTTCCACCACTTACACCAGTTTTAGCTGTACCGCCTAAAGCAGCGATGATTTCATCATCCATTGCTCTACCGATAGCCGCTGCCGCTGCCTTTGCGTATGTTGACTCAGGCGATATTAACATTCTGATTTTGTCTTGATCGTCAACCAAATCAGCATATTCGTAATCCGTCATAGTCACCATTCGCCTAGCGTGCGGTGTATCCATTAATGGCGTATCCGAATGACGGCTTGATTTAGCTTGCGCTACACCAGAACCAATCTGCTCGAAAAACCCCTTTTCTCCGTTAACCGACTCAGTTCGCACAGTATTACGCAGTAATGAACCCATTTGCTGCGATAATAATGATACGTTTTGAGAATACTGATTAACGAAAGCAGTCGTAATCTGTGTACTCATTTAAAGTACCTCCGTTAAATAAAGTTAAAATTGAGGTGGGTTATCTCGTAAAAGGCCCAAAATAGTTTTTACCTTGAGGGATCCAAGGATTACCCCTCTGGTTCTGGAAATAACTGCTCATTGATCCTTAAAACACGTTGTATGTATTTATCGTGATCTGGGTGCATGTTGCTCCAATATGGCGTGCCAGGTTGCGTGAGTTCTCGCTTTTCGCGCTCAAGCTCATCCGGCGTGCTAATTTGCTCACTTGTCGGGCCGCCCAGGGTATCTTCACTTATCTGGTCAGCTAAAGCAGCAAACATTCTTATTACTTGCGGATTATCTCCTAAATAGGTTCCATCCTTCAGTTGTAATTCTCCAAAAATATCATCGGATCCTAGTAACTGAACAGCCGCGCCACGCGCTCTCTCTAGCTTTTGATCCAGGGCGTTACCCCATTCGCTTTGTAATTCGGCTCTGTTATCCGCGACAATCTGCGTAGCCGATTGTTCGTTTTGTACCGACGCCTGGTTAAAGGTTTCACTTAGAAAATCAACAACCTTAGAGGCTTGATTACCATTAAGGCCAACTGATAACGCTGTTTCTTTAAACGCACGTTGCTCATCATCGGTAAACGTATCAGGAAATTTTACCTCATACCCATCGATATTCGCCGGTGCGCCCAGCTTTTGATAGACCTCTAGCCTTTCTGCGTCCGTTGCGTGCTTACCTGGTATCGCTACTTTATCCGCACCTATCATACGTTGCGCGTGCATATAGGATTTTGCTAAACCATTTACGTCTTGAAAATTTTTAAATATAGGGTTGCCTTGAAACTCCTCGCCAAGCGTATCCGCAAAAGCAGCCGGTGTTTCTTGTGGTTGTGTTTCCTGAGATTGAGTTGGCTCAATTACCTCTGCTGTTTCATTCACTATTTAGATCCTTTCTTTTTTCTTCCATCATTCTTAAAATTAATAGAACAGCGTTGCGCTGCCCTTCGAAAAACGCACTTTCATGGGGATCCCCTGGAACATGCGTGGTTTGTTGAAAGCCAAACCTAGCTTTCAAATCGTCCAATACTCTCTTGCCCTCATTTGAGGAAAACACTTCTCTATATATACGCTGTAAATCTTCGACACCCATCATTCAGCCGAGCCTTGTCCACTCTGCAAGGCTTGCAATAATGGCGCGACGTTGCGCGCTTGCTCAGAGTTTTGCATTTCCTGTTCTTGCGATTGCTGCGCTGCCGCTGCTTCCTGTTGCTGTTTTCTCATCTCAGCGACTTCCTGATCCGATCGAACAACTCTTGCTGGCATGCCGGTGACTTCAACAAGATATTTCACCAAACCATCATTATCGATGTAATCCGTGATGCCTGGGATAACCTCGGCCAGCTGCGTCATTATCTCCACACCACGAACAAGATTTTGAAGATCACCAATTTTTTGTGCTTTCGCTAGTGGCGATACATATTCGATATCAATATCCTGACCTTGCAATTCGTCAGGAGCCGGTGGCAAAATGCCCTGGGATAGCAACAGTTCGAAAGTTCTTGATATGAGTGGTTGCAATAACTCTGATTGTAACCGGCCTAGCACTGGCCCTAACATGCGCAATCGTTCTTCTTGCATTTGCAGCGTTTGTGTCGCTGTCATTGTTTTGTTGGTTGATGCCAATAATTGATCGACATAAAAGATACGGCGTATTTGTTCTTGCCGCCTTTCCTCAACATTCAGCTGTAAAAGATTATTCGCGTCTGTTTTTAAAGGCTCTATTCTATCTCTGGATCCAGATCGATAAAAATTTAAGGCGCCTGGTGTTGTTCGTACCGGCAAAACATACCCATCATCAGGAACCATAAGCGGTGGATCCAGCTGCTTTTGTGCTGCTCGGATGCCTATTTCACCCATTTTCGATACCATCATTGTGTCAGCTAACGCTGTATGCGCCGGAGAATGCCCATAAACACTCGATGAATCTTTGGTAAACCTGGGCGTTGCCAAAACCATTGAGTCATAACCGCTCTCTTGCATTAGATATTTTGTATCAAAACAATAGTGAATAGACGCAAAAGGTTTATCTTTTGCCGTGGTTTTACCGGTGTCTCCTCGCGGATAAATAACATTAATGATGTTGTGTTTATCCAAGGGATTGGAGTCCAACGACTTTTTTATCCTGGGCGATAGGTTTTCTTTACCAAATTTCTGCTCGGCCTGGCGTGCGGTCAGTTCATACTTTCGAAAAACAGTATCAACTCTACCTTCATGGTTCTCTGCTATGTAGATCTCAGCAATATGACGCGCCGAGAACCGCAGTTCTTGACCTAGTTCCTTCTCAATTGCCAGTGCTCCAGTACCAAAAACAACTAAATCATAGTATAATTCATGGATTTCTTGCTGAAAATTGGATCGTTCAAGCGATTGATACATCTGCGCCGTGCAGATCTCAAGCCATTCATTTAATTTATCCTCCTGTTGGAGCGCTTTATCCCGAAATCGCATGGCGAACCAGGGAACACTTGGAGAGGTAAGCGTTCCGTGTAGGTTCGCCGCTAGCAATTCGACCGCATGTTGCGCCGTGGAGTCGAATATCTTTTGATCTTTTCGCTGACCAGCAGCACGTTTTCGCACAATATCCGCTTTTCTGGGTAGAAAATAATCAGCCACCTCTTGCCAGCGCTGCTCGATATTGCTTCTTTGCGTCTGAAGAGACTCAAATCTTTTATGCAATGTTGTGACTAATTGGTTGGTTTCCATTACGAACTCATCATGGTTTTTTTCTTTTTATTTCTATTGGCAAAGTTACGCGCTGCCTCAACGCTGCCAAATCCCCAGGCTTTCAAGGCCAACGCTTTTCTAGTTGGCTCGCCGTTTGGTTTCTTCATTGGGCCACGCATGCCGGCAAATCTGGCGGCAAAACTGACACGACGACCATCCGTTCCACTTTTCTGAGGACTCTTAAGATTGCTACCCTCCGTGCGTTTGAAGTAATCACGGCCCTTTTGGTTCAATCCGCCCTTGGGATTTTGGTATTTCTTCGCAACCATTAGGATTTCTTTGGCTTAAAGCCGCCCTTTTTCTCACTCATCATCGTGTAAACCTTAGGTTTTATCGTTGATTTCGCCTTACTTCTGGACGTACCGGCCGCTTTTCTCTTGTTCATGTTGGAATATAAGCCTGGTTTTGCCATCAGTAACCTCCCTGCATCATGGTTTTTTTCTTCTTTGAGCGCTTACCGCCCTTTAATCGACCATCAAAACGCTGCATCATGCGCTCCATCGGGTCTATATTCATGGACATAGACATGCCAGTTATCGGTTGTGTGGCTATTTTGCCCATCAATCCGGCTGCATTTTTAGGTTTGCGAGCCCTCATGTAATCAATCCCTTGAGTCGTCTAGCGCCACGCGTCGGCGCCTCAGTTAATAACCCTTGCGCGCTTGTTAAAATTGTACTTGATCGACCCTTTTTCTTTGTGCCAAGTGCCTCATCTTCTAAATCACCACTGCTTGTTGGATCTTCCGCCACTGTTTTTGGCGCTGCCGGTGGCTTTGGTTCTGTTTTTGTCGCTGCCGCTGGTGTAGAAGAGGTTGTGACCATAGTTTTTTGTGTGCCGCCAGCTGTCCTGTTGTTCTCTGAATCCGATTTTGTCTCATATCCCCTAGTTTCTCTAACGGATCGACCGGTATCTGGATCGGTTCGCTCACCACCTGGATCACGCATGTCCGCCATTGCGTTCATGGCGTTTTGCATATCAGCGGATCTGTCCGCTGCCGATCTCATATTCGACTGACCACCTAACAAAAAGTTATCAACCTTAGTATTTTCCTTATAAATTGGCGTGTTAGCGCGCGCAAAACTATCAAAACTCTGCGCTCCACTTGATAACGCCTCAATAAAGCTAGTGAAAAACCCCATGCTGCTCTCCTAGAATACGCGATAATCATTCACCGCTGTTTGCTGCGGCGCTTGAAATTGACGCTTGTTTTCTCTTAAACCGACTGCCGCGTATCGCAAAGCATCGGCGCTATGCGATGACCAATCGTGTTTTATTGTTTTAGAAAATGATCGTGTTCGCTCGTTATACGCTCTGTGATATTGCCTTAGTGCCTCCAGGCCATGCTTGCAGTTGTCGCGATCAAACCAGGTTCTTCCTATTAACAGCTGCGCTGCATGGATCCCATCATCAATCGGCAGCTTGGGAACCACTCTAAAATTTATTCCCAGATCCCAGGCAACCTCACGCCTACTCTTGCCGGATCCTAATTCTCTAACCTCGATATCGTGCGGCGCATAATGGGTATCATAGAGATACTCACGTTCTTGCAGCACCCGGGCGTAGTGCGGCAATCCCTCACCTCTCGCCTCGTAATAATCGATGAAATGTACCGCTCGTCCTACTGTTTGGACAAACCAAATCGCTGTGCTATCGCCGACACCCAGATCCCAAAAGGTATCGACACGGACAGAGGCATCATAGGGAACCTTTGTGATCCTATTATCTTGAAAACACTTCTGCAATTCCTTGCCAAAGATTGATCCCGGAACATTCGCCACCCAGGAACATTCGTATTCCTGATTGTATTGGTCTTCGGACATCCCAATCCGCGCTGAATCAAGTTCGGATTTAGGTAATATCCCTGTTTCACTCGCCTTATAGGTCGCTGAAAACCAGTCATCGGCCGCTGTTGCCGCCTCGTAGAGTTCGAAAAAAGCATTGTGTCCTCTTGGTGTACCAATAAATAAGGCTTTTCCTTCCCGATCTGACAGCGCTGGTCGTATAACTTCCGGAAATAAGTTCTCCGGCATGTCCGCCATCTCGTCCAAAACCGCCATATCTAAATATATTCCACGCAAACTCGCTGGATTTTCGGATCCTAACAGCTGTATTCTTGCGCCGTTGGGTAGATCACAGCGCAATTCCGTTTCGTGAAACCTCGCCATCGGTATATTTATGGCAAATTGTTTTAAATAATCCCATGCCACTTGCTTGGCCTGACGATACGTTGGCGCAATATAGGCATAACGTGGACTTTTTTGCTGGCACAAAACCGCTTCCCTAAGAAGATGATTGATCGCCATCACTGTCTTTCCGGCCCTCCGGTGCATCACCACTACCGCCCACCGGTGCTTGTCCAGCTGTTCGTGTAGCTCCTTTTGCACCTTTCGCGGCGCGTAGGGTATCTTTATTTCCATGTTTAAACTCTCGCCGCATTTGCCGCAGCATGAAATCTCTATGCAGCCTTTTGTTGCGTTGTTGCTTGTCGAGTGAAATTAGGTTTTTTTCTTCATCTTTGATGAAACGATCTTGTTCTGTATCTCCTTAGGGAGCGTCTTTTGCGCTGAAGTCAATATCGTCTTTTTCTTTCCAGGCATTGCCGCCTTGGATTTTCCGTATCGTCCTGGCATGTGTCTCCTCCTCAAATTTAATTAACGCTTTTAAATACCACTCGGCTTTCTTGAGATCCTCGACGCCATTCTTATCCTGATAACGCCACATATACTTTGCAATCGTGCCTTTACAATACGACCCAAAGCCATCACCCAATAACTCCTTTATCGAGTCAATACACTCCGTCTTGCCTTGCGTATAATGCACCGGCTTATTCACCGCATCATGCGGAATTAAACGCTCTATCTTTTTCATATTCGTCCTATAAATCGCGTTTCCGTAGTCTGGGTATATTTGGAGAAGAAATACCAACAAACATTATCCTTACCGGTGTGTTTACTATCTGGGATCCACTTCACGCGACCAACAGACACTATCTTCCGGCAATACTTAATCAACTCCGAGGCTTGCTTGGTGTGCATCCAATCCGCATCAAATAGCAGCCATGTAGGTTTTAAAGATATAAAATACTCAATCATAGGATGCAGCAAATCACGGCGCCAAGGAGGGTTCGTAATTATCGCATCAGCCTCTAAGATCTTCATCTCATCCAACTCCAGTGCATCTACTCGATACACATCCTGTCTACGCGGCTCTATATCACTCGCATAGCAGCATATAACACCAGCCAGGGCTAACATGTCCACCAACTGCCCATTGCCAGCACACGGCTCACAAAACAGCTTTATCGATGGCGTATCCAAATGATACAGCAGCGGCTTTACCGCCTCCGGTGGTGTCGGATAATAATCGCGCTCAACACGATCGAAACTACTTCTTTTACCCATGTGACCTCAATGACAATACATGTGTCCCGATAGGGTTATATATATGTATAATGCGCGCGCGTGCGATCCCGGGGGTAGGGTCAGGCGGTATTCATACAAAAACACCAGCGTAAGAGCTACCATCCCCCATGCTTTCCAATAAAATAAGATAGATCAGAGACTTTTGCCACAAGATTGCCACAAACACAGCGAAATGCCCAGGCCTCGCGCGTGCGACTGCCAGCAGTTACAGTAATGCCGAACCGAAATCAGCCAGTCTTAACATCTACATCGCCTTTCTCCCAGGACAACGTGATCATCCCCGACACGCCTGGTGCTGTTACATCCTCTGCCTTATTCCGTATGCCTTTCGGCTGTAGCTGTGTGTGCCTCTTCTGCAATGTATCAACCTTTAGTCGCCTCATTTGCACGTCAGCCATCATTTGTTTCGGATCATTAGGCATTGGTGCACTGAGCACCTCATCGATCTCATCCTGGATGCGTTCACCCTGGATAGCTTTTGCTCGGATGTACATCTCATGCGCTTGGTCGTTCTTCTGCACATAACGATACACTGTGTCGTCGCTTGGATATCCTGGTAGCTTTGCTATCTGTCGCATCGAGTTCCCCTCGATCAGCTTACGGCAAATATCCGTCATTAACTTTATGCTCATAATTCTTGACATTGATCTTCCTAATGACCAGGCACAAGCGGTGGAGCGCTTAATGCCTGGTAAGTTTTCAGAAAAAATATGAAAAAAAGACCCCCAAAACCTTGTACTCTGGCAGAGCATTCGATCAATATTTGCAGTATAACCGCAAGATCTTGGCAATCTTACCTGAAAAGGTACTACATTTTGCGCATTCGTGCAATCACTTTATCACCAATTTTTGCGTCAATCTTTCCGGCTGCAACTTAATTCGATACGCCATGCGAACAATTGCATCGATGTAATCACGCTTGACACTCTTTGCTGAGATCCGCTGATTACTTGCTTTGCTGACCTTTTCCCAGGATGGGCCGCGTTCCCTGGGATAACCATTCTTAAGGACAGCTGAGTAATTCACCGCCCAAATAAGTTTCCGATCATAGACCGCTGCATAACAAAGGCCAAGATCGAGCGCCAGAAAATACCGGTCAATCTCTTGTGGTGAGGACTTAGGCGCCTTTGGTGTGAATGCTGTTGAATTATACGCATGCCAAGATTGTTCATACTCTGGCCAGCTGGCTAACTTTCTTTTAACAATCGCCGGTGGAAGTCGCCGTTCTGTGCATGCAGCTTCCAAAAATAGATTCTCTAAATACTCGACATCATACGGAATTTCTGTGTACTGCATTTAACGTGTAGCTACATGTAGTAGAAATAAGTAGTATAACGTGTAGCTCCGGGTTGCGGTGTAGCTACCGAGGGTATCCAATTTTTTCATTTTGTAAACACCTTTCTTATCCGTATAAAAAAACGCTGCACTATCGTGGCATTTCTCAGCGCAAGCAGCTGGCCAAATTTACCGGTAAAATGTTTATCGATATCTGATCTGGTCATGATACCTCGCTAGCCAATCTATTATTTGTGGTTCCGTGTAGCAGCTTTCGTAAACAGCTGGGATCCTGTGAAGTTGCGCGATCCGCAGCAACCCCCACCCCTGGCTGATCCGGTAGTGAAAATACTCCCTGGCAATTTCCCAATTTAATTTCTGTTTCTTATGATAATAGGTATCCATTCACATAGTCCTTTCTTTAAGTTTCACAATCTTTTCGATTACAGCGCGCACCTCATCGAGCGTCTTACAAACAGCTGTGACGCAACCGCATGAGGCTAAAGCATTCAATGTTTTGTTTTGATCCGGTGTGATTCTATTTTTCCCTACTTTCAACTCGATAAAAATGGGCTGAACGCCTGGGCAAAAGATCTCCAGATCAGGCCAGCCAGTGCGCATTCCAGCTTTTTTTTGCTTTATTCTCCACGCAATGTGCGCTTTTCCCTCGTTGGGTGAGTGGTGAAATATGGAGCCATCCGGCAAGGATACATGCAAGTAATCTGCAACTAATTTTTGCAGCTGCGCCTCTGTCATAGTAATCCCAGGAAGAAATCATTTGGCTGCACAGCACCATCTGTTGCGATCTTGATCCGGCGCATATATTCTACGCTGGGCCTTACACGGCGCTTGTTTGAAAGAGGTAAGCACCATCGATGCACAACACCAGCGCCTGGCGCGTCAAGTTTTCTTGCCAAATCACGATAAGTGTAGCCCTTTTCTAAACGCCAATCTTCCAGTTTCATCGTACCCTCTCCAAAGTTCACATCAAGAACCTAATCAATGTCAGGATCAATAATAATGATTTAACAGATTAAGTTACAATGTAAATTACTGCAATACTTTTTGTTTATATACGCAAAAACATTTGACAGCTAAATCATTTGCTATACGTTAAATGAACAACGTAACTAATTTAGTTACATGTATGATTGACATTTAAAGGTTGGGAGATTATAAAATGGCTCATATTTTAACATCGGCACTACGTAAACTATCGATAATAATACATAGTACACATACGACTTGGATAAACCTTCCATTTAGCCCACCGGCTGATCGGAGGGCAACATGAATGGACATTTTTATAAATGTAGATCGGAAGTATCACAAATGGCAGAAGTTCAAAGCGTTTCAAATTTGAAAGGCTTGGCTAGGAAAGCGAACCTATCAGGCGTGCAAATTGCGGAACTTATGGGGTTTCGACCGGAAACAGTAAGTCGACACCTCAACGGAAAACAAACTATTAGCATCGAGGATGCTATAAAATACGCAAAAATTTTAAGTTGCTCTGCGGAAGAAATATTATTCAAACGCAGTTTATGCCCTATCATCGGCGAAATGGATGGTGAAGGAGATCTCCAGTTATTTGGAGAAGATGAAAACAGAAAGATTTATTTAGCAGGGCCATATTCTTTTCACGAGGATCACATAGCCTACACTATACCTAAATGGTTCAACAGAAAGACAACAGCTATTTGTATTCTTAACAAAAAACCTATGGATGGTAACTATGTTTCAGAGAATGGGATTGGTCACATTAGTCTATGTAAGACTACCGCTACGAACACGCAAAAAAGTGAAATCTTTGTCGGCTATCCCTTTGAGAACAGCGACATGGAAACCTACACAGTACGCCGGATAAAAAACTTAACAAACTCACAGCTAGGAAAAAGCGGCCCTATGAATATGACAGTGCTGGACAAGTCGGATGTTAAATATTCAAAAGTCCACCTAGATTGGGTATGCCCAACGGAGTTGGCGTTGTATCGACCTGATTTATCTGGATTTGAAATTGTTAAGGATCATTAGATTGACAAATGGATCAATACATTGATTTAGTTATTGACCCCATGTAACTAAATTTGTTATCGTCACTAACGCGCTAGGGAATCTGTCCCAAAAAATCCTTTAACCTTAGCGCGTACCAAGGAGATTGATAACATGCCACTACCACAGCTGACACCAGAATACGCATTACGATTTAATTACTATCATCACAGTAATCCGATCGGGTCACCTCGAGGAAAAAAACTTTGGGAAAAAATTGTACTGCGTCCACTACTTTCTGACCTCTTTTTGAAGGATAAAGAACAATGGGAACTATTAAACCCTAGTCGAGCAGTAGGCCCAAGCGCCATCGGTGGTGTCGCGGTACAAAAAGCCGTAGACAGCGTGTTAGGAATTGATGGATCAGAACCCATGAAACTTGATGAAGCCATCTCCTGGGCCAAATCTGAAGGCCTTTTTTTTAAAAATCGTTACTTTTTAGGGGAAAACGTGGGTGATCAGGACGATATGCTGGTTGAAGTCTACAAACAGCTGATTGGTGACATTATAAAAAATTCAGTTCTTGGTTTAGAGAAAGCAATGGCCAGGGAAAACAAATATATTGGGGAAATCACTCTTGAGGACAAGTTGCCAGGGTGTGAACTACCACATCAGACTAGACCGGACTACGCAAGACGCGGTGATCTGAAAACTAAATGGAGCAGCTTAAAGAAAAGTTCCTCAGTTCCGAAAACATTAAACGGCATGTTTGAGAAAAGCTGGCTTTATCAGATTGCTGGTTTTTGGGCACTGAATGGACAGCAGCCGCCATTCCTCGTTTGTGCCAATCATAAAGAATATAGAATTTTTGACCAGGATAACTCTCCAGAATTAAGTGATGAGAACCTTGATCGAATTGTGCAGCAGATGGCTAGACATCATCAAACTACCGAGCATTTATTAAAAAAGGCAGACAACCTGGATGATCTCTTTCGATCTCTCGATCCAGAGTGGGATCATATGTTTGCTTGGAACCTACAACCAGAACTTATCGAACTAGCCAAAAGGAGTTTCAAATGAAAGACCAGCTGACCGCTGCAATGAACGAGATAAAAGGATTGAATAAAGAAGGCGTCAAGATGCAAGGCGGTAAGAAATATACTACTGTTGCTGTACGCGTCGAGATATTTAGAAAATACTTTCCAGATTATTCTATCGTTACATCTACTAAAGTCGATGACGGAAAAAGAGTTGTTACCTATTGCGAGATATTTGGGCCAAACAATGAAAGACCTATTGCCACCGGAACAGCTGAAGAGATACGCGGCAGCAGCCACGTTAACAAAACGTCGGCTATGGAGGCTGGAGAAACTTCATCGATTGGCAGAGCCTTGGCCTCGCTAGGCTTGCATGGCGGTGAGTTTGCTAGTGAGTTTGAAATGTCTAACATTGAAACAAAGGCAAAGAATGTTGAGGAGCAGAAAAAGGCAGCTGACGTAAAACCCAAGGATGTGCCAAAAGTGGATCCACCAAAAGAAGATCCAGAGGACGCAGATATATTGGAAACATTGCGTGAAGAGACAGCAAATTTTAGTAAACAAAACGCAGTTGAAAGAAACGCACAATGGTTTATCGAAAGTTTCGAAAAGGCAAAGAGCGTGGAACGCATGAACATAATATTTAAGGAAAACCAAAAAAGCTACAGCGCTTTGAAGAAGTTGGATGAGTCAGCTGCGGAAAAGGTTAAGGCTTTTTATGAAATTAGAGAGGAGCAACTAGCACATGGATAAAATTAAAATGCCAGGACAAAGGCCGCATTTCGGTAATGGAAGGTTCAAAATGCTTTCCGGATTAAATGCAGACGTAGAATATCAAGCAGCTGCATGGCTGCAATTTAAGACAACAAGGAACCCAGAGGGAAAACCAATGCCGCAATCAGCTGAACAACGAAAAGCAATAGCTAACCTGGTTGATGCTATGCGAGAGGCAGCTGTATTACATGGTGACGATTGTCAGATGCAGCTGGGAATAAGTATTAAGGAAAAAGCTGGGCCAGGAGATCCTTGGACAGTGATCGAGCGCCCTCTCCTATTCCTAGACGTACCAGAGGAAATGAGAAATCAGAGTTTTGCAGACACACCTCCAGCATGGGATAAAGAAAATGAAAATAGTGGAAATGACAACAAACCCTCTTGGTAAATCGCTATTTACTGTGACCGAAGCTGGAAAGCTGCTGTTTCCTTATCTAAGCGAAAAAGCTGCTTACCAGAGGCTGCGCCGGATCCTGGCAAGCGGTGACTATGATACGCACAGTAGCGGACGAACAACCTACCTGGCTCGACATGAATTAAAACGATTGGGAGCCAATTTAAACTAATGACCTCCTAACTAACAGCGCTCCGGCGCTGTTCTTTTTAAGTTATTTGTAACACATTGTGTTATTTTACTTGCAATCATTGACGCGTTGAGTCAATAATAGTGAAGAACGGATCAAGTGATTCGAAACCAAATCCCAAAAACAAACAGAAAGGACACTAAATGAGTGCATACTTAGTCGCGCCAGAACAAATTTCAGAGATGGTCAAGTGGGCCGTATCAAGACGACACAAATGCTACTATTACAATCTCTTCACAAAGAAAGAGATAGACACCGATCCAGAAAATCTGGTTAAGATCTTAGCAAAAGCTAACGTAGACAGTATCAACGCAAGGTACAACGAGCAAGACAACAGCGCAGATTTTGTTGCTGATTGTTTAGCAGAACTTAACACTGGCCCAATATCTTTGGTCGGTAAAAGCTATGTGCCTAATCTTCACCTTACTGCTGCTGACATTTACAGAATGTGCAGCAACTACGATTACCAGGCTTGCGAGGTCAACGATTGGATCCATCAAGATGCTTACTGGATTGTGCAAGCTATCAAACACAATGCTGCGGATGTTATGTCTGACGTAGCGCAGCATAAGTGGGGATACAGCAAAAACAACAAGAAAGGAGTTGCTTAATGGTGAAACCTCTAGCCAATGTACCTTGGACAGAAGAGAACATAATTCTCTATGACAATGTAAGAAAAGATATCAAGGAGGCTTTGCAAATCACTAAGGATTATCTTGCAAAATATCTTAGCGCTGATAATAGCGGAGAGAATAACATCTATAAAGATATAAGCGGTATGAGCGCTGCTCAAATCGATCAGATAGTAAAGATGTTAAGTTTTGCGCAGAAAGGCGCAGCAAGAAAAATTTGGGGAGATTGGATAATATAAACTATTAAGGCCACGAAACTCAAGAGCGCTCCGGCGCTCTTTTTTTTATCTAAGCTGACATTAGTAGCGCAGCGCTGCTTGATCTTCTCTAGCTGTTTCCTCCGGATCCTCAGAGTAATCATCCAGCCAATGACCATAAGTTTTGGTTGTGATTGTTGTATCTGAGTGACCCAGCTGGTTCGATACTTTCCAGATGCCATCCTTTGTGCTGCCTTTTAAGGCCAACTGAGCGGATGCAAAATAATGACGTAGTTCGTGCCAGGTAATGCGCGGAACACCAGCTGCTGTGGCTGCTCTGGTGATCTTCTTGATGAACATCGAGGGATTTACTGATCGACCTTTCTGACTCATCCAGATTAAATCTTCTTTTGGTGGTTTTCCCTGGCGCATATATTCTTCTTGTAGCGCCTTGATAACGACCGGTGGAAACCGCAATCGCCTATTCGATTTCTCTGTTTTTGTTTCCGCAACATTATGGTATCTATCGATGCCTTTGTTAATCTCGATAATGCGAACATCAAAATTTACATCGTTCCAGGTTAGTGCTCTTTGCTCACCCTGGCGTATTCCGGTTTGCGCTGCAACGAAAGCTGCTAGCCTCCAATTACATCTTTTGTATCCGCCAGGATCCATGTTGCTCGTATCAACCGGCAGATGCTCCAGGATCCCCTCGATAGTCGAGCGCTGGACGCGATCGATCTTTGCTTTCCTGGTAGATTTTTTTCCGCCACTCTTTGGTCGAGTTTCACGAAAAATATTTTGCTTTGTGAAACCAGCTCTAACACAGAACGATCCGAAATCTGTGTAGTTTGCCCAATAGTTTTTAACAGTTTTCAGTACGCGACCTTTGATCGTTTCCGGATCAATAATTCTGAATACAATTGTGGGATCATCAAAGAAATTTTTTGCTGACATTTCACGAACTGAAGTGCCCTCAATTTTAATGTTGAGAAGGAAGTTAATATCGCGCATTGAGTTCTCAAAACTATGATCTCGGATCACACCATGATCGATATCCATTTTTCTCGTTTTTGTGTAGCAACACTTCTTATTAGTCGGCTCACATTTACCGCAATTAAAAACTGTTCCCATCCTAACTTCAGCGCGCCCTTTCGAATGCAATAAGATATTTTCTGCTATGTGATCCGCATACTTTAAAGCCTCCTCTCTTGTAGCAAACCATTGTTGTAAAACACCATGCTTTCGGGCATCGACCACATACGGCTTTTTGGATCCTTTGCGCGCAGCACTTGGATAATATCTTACCAGGTTAATTGTTTCTTCTTTTGTTAGCATTGATCCCTCCTAGAAATAAATAGAGGGATCTGCATCAACAGCCTGGTTTAATCCTTGCCGGATCAAATGCAGCTGGTCAGCTGATAAAACGATTTTCTGATTCTGTTTGGTATGTACGACCCAATTTGTTTCGGTTTCTGTTAGATCGTGTAACTGCTGTAACTGCTCTGACTTCTCAATAACTTTTTTCATTTAGATCTCCACATCTGTTAATGAACATTGTTAATATTTTCAACGATAATGGAGAATGGAATCAAGAATGTCAAACATCTTTGTGGCAAAATCTGTGGCAAAATAGGCTAAAAAATTGCTAAGTTATTGTATTTATTGGGGAATTTGTGGTGCGGGTGATAGGACTTGAAACCCCATTCTACCCAATAGTAGATGATATTTAATGATATTTAATGATATTTTATGACACTTAAACTGATTCTTAGTATCATCTATTATCATCTACTATCATCTAGTTTGTGGCAATCTTGTGGCAATCAAAGCATATCGAGAGCGGTATCTTTTACATGCTTATTTCGCCTCGTCCAGCCTCGACCATAGACACCGAATGTTGATAGACCCTCCAGGAAATTTTGCCTGGTATTGTGCATGGCCTCTACAATTTCTTTCTTATCTTTTTTCTCGACAGCTGCTAACGTCAGCTTCCCGATTGCGCCATCTCTTGTAACTGACACAATTCCTTGCAGAGCCTTCGCTGCCCTAGACACTCCGCTGTTCACACAAAAATCCATGACCACCCAATCAACTCCAGAAGGTAATAAATCGAATTTTATTTTGTCAGCATAGAGCTCTTTATAGACCGGATAAACGTCTTCCTTTTTGAGCGCTTTCATTATCTCTCTAGTGGCCGGTTGACCGGTAAACTCAGCGAATACTTTTGCCGTGACTCCCCAATTTGTTGAGCCTGGATTTCCGTATCCATCAGACGAATTTCCACTATCCCGATTGTCCTCCTGATAGCCTCCTTCGTTCTCCAATAACATCACCATACATTGCTCAAAATTCTCTTTCATTTCTTCTTCCTCATATTGATAAATTTAGCAGCTGATCTGGTGGCAAAACTCGCGCTTACAATCACACCAATTGTCAGCTGATACCACTCCGGCATTTCACTCAAAGCCTGGAACCCATCAGCTGCAATACCTCTTCCCCACTCGCCACAAAATGAAAGGATCAAAGGTATAGAAAAGATGATAACTAAATACTCGTCTTTCCAGGACGATTGACTAGCACGCATAGCTTGGAGATCCCAATCAATTTCACCGGTAGCCTCCTTCATTTTAATCTGCGCGTTAGCTTTTTGAACAGCTGTCTTTCCCTCGATCCAACTAGACGCAAGACTCGATACGGCGGTTACAATGCTGCCAATCATTTTGTTTCCTTGTTTAGAAATAATGCTAGTGATCCTGTCATGGCTCCAGTGACAACAGATATTAAACCGGCCTGTTGTGTTGATAATTCTGGCATACTCAGGGCCCACTCAATGCAGCGTATGTAAACGCCTGTCATAACGAGCATCATAAATCGAGGTAAGATCTGCCACTTGTTTAATGTTTCTGGAGTCATTTAGATTTCTTCCGGACACTCTTCTGTTTCGATTTTAATAGCTTTGGTTTTTCCATTTTCGGATATGTAGACGCAGTAGTATTCTTTAAGACTTCTTCCTGGGGATTTTTTCTTAACACGTTTAACCAGGCTATAATTCGGTGTATCATATCTTGCCTCACTACTGATTGCTGAAGAGGTAATAGCCGACTGCAGCCATAGCAAGCAGAGTAGAACCACCAACGATCCAACCAAGTAGTTTAAAATCATTCATCATTTCTTTCCGACGTTTTGCCTTGATTGCAATTCGTTTCTTTTCAGCATCCGCGTATTCTTTTATGCGCTTTTTTCGCTCGTCTAAAATGTCTTGGAAAGTTGAACTTCCAAATCTCAAATTTATTAAGGTTTTAATTTCTTGCAAATTTTCGTCTGCAATTCGTGCATCGATAGTGTCACTTGCAATCGATTTGAGAGAGAAGGAACCTGGTGCAGCCTTTTTATTTTTAGCTCTGTCTAATATCGACTTGCTATCAAGTAACGTATCTATTTGTGAAGCAATATCCCTAATATCATTTGCTGTAGATACACCGCTTTTTATCGCATCCACAGCGCCTTTAAATGCCTTGAAAGCCGTGGCAGCAGCCATGACTTCACCAACCCCAAAACCAAGCATGGTTCCCCCTAGTCGTTTACTAATTTATTTGAAATAATACTCCAATGAGCATTGTGATGACGGCTCCCATACCGCCAATCAAAACCATCTCTAATCGTTTCAATCGATAAAAGATTTCCTTAAACTGGATGTGGTTCTCTGTCTCCAGTTTTGTAACACGTTGATCTAATGCTTTGGTCATTAGCTATAAGGACTTTCGCCTAGAGTGGACGTATCCCACGCTGCTTTCAGTTTTGCTATTGTATCTGCACTTGTTATAGCTGAATTAGCTGGTGCATCTCGCAATGCTTTTTTCTTTGCTACAGACGCAGTTTTAGCCGTAGCATCATCAGCCTCTAATGCCTTCATGTAGACTACATCTTCAGCATCAAGTAAGGGCTTTCTGACTTCCCTGATTTTATCCTTAAAGAGTACTTTAGCAGCCGTCATGTCTTCAGCCATAACGCTACCACTTAGTTTCCAAGCATTTCTGAAATGCCTGTCAGAAGGTATAGTTGCTGTTGAAGCATCTATGCTTGCACCATCCTTGTCAGTTACAAAAGTCTTAGTTGCCATGTTAGTTCCTCCTATATTAAGCAGCTATTTTCCAAGCATTTCGCCATGTTCGTTGTTCTGGCAGTTGCTCTTTCTTACAGATTACAAGTCTAGGTTTATTAGACTTCTCATATTCTCTCCACAACTTCTCAGGTAAATCCTTCATAATTAAGAGCTCTATTGCTTCGCTTTCTGTTAGGGCATCAATAGGTTTTGTATCGTGAAGAAGATATCCTCTGGTATGCTTTACAAAGTCAGGCTTTGCTTCGTCCTTCTTGAGTTCCCAATACACCCACACAGGTGGTAGTATGCCACCATTCAATGCACACGCCATCCAGTTAGGGTCAGGGTGTGTTACCTTTGCCGGTTCATCTAGGTTGTCAGGGTCTTCCCATACAATGCAGAACTCACTTCTAAATGGCTCTAGGTTTTGCTTTGCCCACCCTAGTCTATCCCATAAATGTGTTCCTTGAAATTCTGGTGTCATGCTAAATCTCCTCCAAATGCTGCAGCGTGAACAGTATCAGATAAATTGTGGCTGTCGGTATAAGAAAATTGTGAACAGCCTGTAGTTGTTAAGTCTTGAGGAGCAATCACTGCATGACCATAGTTACCATCAATAGCAATGGCTAAATAGTTATCATCAGCTATGTATGGATTGGCATGAGCGTAGTTAATTTTGCCTGTAGATGCGTCTGTTACACTACTCAGGTTAAGTGTATCTCCAGAAGTATTATCTGATTGTTTAAAAATAACACAAAATCCTTTTATCAAACCCTCTTGCACGTTCGTAGTGGTAACATTCCCTGCACCTGCAACAATAGTGATGCTGTTCTTTGCGTCTACTCCCTCTAGGGCATTTGTTCTTAGTGTACTCATGCTAAATCTCCATGTACTATACCACTCTTAGTAGCACTGTCCTCTGCACTACCTCCGTTATTTATACTCATTAACTCAAAATTACCTGTTGTTTTCTGGTCACTATTGTCAACAGTTCCGTCTGACCTAGATGATGCTCCTACTGCAAAGTCATCATTGTTCATATTATTATTAATTGCTACTTGAGTTCTGCCTGTAGCTGTGTCTGTCAAACCTGAAACATTAAAACTATCCTTTGCCACAGTAGTTGATGTTCCTGTAATATTTACCCAACATTTAGCCAACCCCTGCTGTAAGTTGGTAGTTGTAGAGCCTGACTCTCCTGTGACGGCAATAGACCCTGCTGTTGATGTGCCTGTGAGTGTGTTTGTTTTGAGAGTTGCCATTGTTTATCCTATGAAGGTTTTGTGGGGAATGTAACAGAAGACATATCTAACGACCCATCACTTGATAGCTTTGGTGACGCACCACTTGGCAAGTCTCTTAGCTTAGTTCTATAACTTTTCATATCGCTTGATTGCGTAACATCACCTAACGCAGTAAAATCTGTCTCTGCGAGAAGTCTATCTCGTTCTACACGAAGAAGACGCATTGGCTCTGCGTTCGCTAACTCTGTTTTTTTATCGCTGACAGCCTTCCAAGTTGTGCCAAAGTCACTAGGGGTTGAGCTTTCTATAGCAGTTCCATTATTGTTGCCTGTTATTTTACGAAACATAGCGTTAAACTCTGCTTCAGTTGTCGGCTCTCCTCTGAGTACCCATTCTTTAATTCCTAATGCAAACAGACCATCTGATATACCTATTGTCATTGAGCTATCTCCTCTACTTTTATTGAACTGGTATAATTAGAGCCATCATTAATTCTAAATCCCCCACTATCTGAGCTAGTAAAATTTTGCATTTGTAGCTTTATTGTTTTTGCGTTTGTGTTTGAAGCACTTACAGTTACTAGTTTATGCAATCTTGCAAAAATAGCTATTGATGATGAACCACCAATATCAATCATCATTTCCCT